CTTTAGTGTGACGTGGCGGGTTTTAATTGGAAAGTGAAAGTATGATTTGATTGGGTCCCGCCATTTTAGCCCCCGCCCTGCCGCGCCCAAGATGGCGGCGGGGGCGTGGTTAGTGACGTAGGGGGGGTGTGGGGGGGGCTTTGCCCCCCCCGCGGGGGGTGTGGGGGGGCTCTGCCCCCCCACTTCCCCTTTTTACTGTGTAAAAGGGGAACTAATTAGCATATGGCAGTTTGTGGTTGGCAATTCAAATTTTGTGGTTTCCTTTATGAATATTCATGAGGGGGGCGGAGCTTAGGGGGGGCCAAATGGCGACTCGGAGTCTGTTTAGTAAATAAGCGCCGCAGGCGCGCCCCCCCGAGCCCGAAGTGGTCCGACCCGCGCAAGCGGGTCGGAACGAGGGCGGGGCGCATTGGGGTGCGCGCGCTACGCGCGCACCCCAATCTAGGTGCGTGGAGTGTAAGCACATACGCGCGGCGCGCGAGCGCCGGCGCGTGACGGCGCTCGCGCGCGCGCAGCGCGCGCGAGCGCCGAATTTTTGCGATTTTTTATTTTTTTTTTATTTTTTTATTTTTACAATTTTTTTGGGGTGCAAACTTATATAAACATACACCGCTAAGTGAACAGTGTAGGCCTAGCCTTTAAAATTAAGGTGAAAGTTTACAAGGGGGGTGAATCTGGGTAGCCATGGGTAAAAGGGTTTGTCTTCTTTAAAGAGTCTAGGGGGTCTATTAAATGCTTGTGCTAACTCTTTTTCTGTGTCTTGTTCAAAACCAGGTTTAAATCTGGTTAAAGTTATTCTAGTACACCTGTTTGTAGCTGTAGTAGTCTCTGTTTTACTTTTAAGTCTTTGATTAGTACTAAGAGGTTGTGCTTGAGCTTCTGCTGCTGCTGCTGCTGCTGCTTGATGAGCTGCTGGATGTTTTCCGGCGTTTCCTGCTCTTGGCATGTACTTTCTTCGCAGAGAGAGAGGAGACATTTGTTGATTTTCTCCGTTTTCTTTTGCGGGTCGTGGAGGACTGGCAGTAGTCTTTTCTTTTTGGGAGCTGGTTCTGAGTCTGAATCAGATTCGAGAGATGAATCAGTTGGGAGGTTTTGTTGCATTCTTTTAATAGCTGTTGATGTAATGCAGCCCCTTCTGTAGTCCCAGTCATGGAACATTGTGGCAGCAATGTTTTTTGCTGGGTTAATAACCTGTAATGCTTCTTTGACTGTATCGGGCACATCATATTTGTTTTTGTTTCCTGGGTCTTCAACTGGTTGGTCTGATATCTGTGGACCACCCCATTTAAAATGAAATGAGTACTGTGTGGCTAATTCCCAGGTGCTGTAGGTTTGGTTATCTAGCTTTGGTACATAGGGTCCACTTTCACATATAGCATTTATAGTTTTTAGCTGCCATGCAACTGTTGGGAACCACAGTTTTTGTTCAGAGTAGGTAATAATAGAGTCCCATGGGTTTTTTCCTTGTATAAATGAATTGTCTATGAATGCCCAAAAATTGTTTGGTGTCTCTGTTTGTTGTGTCTGTATATATTTGCTTTGTACAACAAACATATGTAAAGGAAAAATGGCTTCCGTTCTTGTTTGTTTAAGGTAATTATAGTATCCCCAGAAGCCTAACCAGAGGGGTACCTCTTCTATAATATAGTCTGGTGTTTTTTGAGGTAAGCCCCAGTGGCCATTCATTATAGTTTGTAAATAAATTTTGTTTCCTTTTCCATCATCTATTGCAGGGTTATATCTGCCTAATATAATTGGCAGTGGTTTGTAGTCAACACTGTTGACTTTAGTTTGGTATGCTTGTAGTATTTTGGGTGAGAAATAACCTCCATCTTTACTGATTGATCTGTAATATCTAGCTAAGTTACCTTCTGGAGATTGGTCTGTTTCAATCCAGGTACCTATGTTATATTCTGTTTTTTTACCTCCATAGTTAGATACAAATACTAGATTTTTATTAATGGTTGCATATGGTTTAAAGTAATGAGGGTATTGCTTAGTTGCACCCCATTCTGTATCTTGATAAAATTTGGTGTTAAGGCAGTACAAGGTTATCATTCTGTTTTCATTACAGCAACCAATTCTAGGATATCTAAGGCTGCATGCTGCTGCAGCAATTAATACTAAGTCATATTTAGCAAACTGTTGTTGAAAAAACCATTTAGATAACATTTGTTTAGGAGGCTTAACTACTTTTCTTTTTTTTAGTTTACCTCTAGGATTAGTAGTTTGGCTAGGTAGTATTATTTTGTGTTTTCTTTGTAGGAGCATGTATGGGTGGTATTTCATGTATGTTAACTTGTCTATCTCAAATGGTGGTTGTCTTTCATATACAATGACAAAGTCTATGTATTGGTGTCTGTAAAATGTCATTACACATTTAAGGTATCTACATAAGTCTTTATATTCATTTGTTTTTGTCCATATGTTATTTCTAAGTTTCCATTGATCATATAAATATTCTAAGCTATATAATTGTACTCCAAATCCCCCTCCTCCTGGGTATTTCTGTCTGGTATATTCATACATTTCATGAGTTGAACATTGAAATTGTGTACCTTCTGCTCCCCATATGATAGAGTCATAGCCTTTAATTTTACAAAGTACAATAGAGTCAGGCTGCCACTGTCTAACAATAAGAGTTTTTTTTTTTCTTCTTACCTTCCTTCTGCGTCTGCGACGGCGGCGAGTAGATCTTCTATATTTTGGTCTTCTAAAAATTCTTCTTTTCTTTCTTCTTTGATATGGTTTTCTTTTTCTTCTATATTGGCGGCCATACCAGAATTTTCTGCGTCGCCCCCACCAGAAAGGCATTGTTTCCTAAAGTCTCTGGTAAGTATTTCTTGGATGGTTCGTGTGCGATCTGTGTGACCAGGAGGAAAAATACTAGCCAAGAGGTGAGCAAAAGGAGTATCGCAGTTACACCAACTGTCATGGGAGTCAGCAATGCAGGACATCCACATTTGGTTTCTGGTTTCTGAGTTGTAGGTACATTTTTTGTAGAAGTCTTGAGCTGATAGGTTGTTCATCTGTAAAAGAAATATATTTAAGTTTCTTGCCCGTTCCGCTAGACTGCCCTAGCCCGAATTGCCCCTAGACCTCGGTGGTTTCACTCACCTCGGGCTCCCGCCCATGGGCAGCCGGGGACCTCCTCGCTGCGCTCGATCCGGTCCCTGCACCGTCTAGCGGGGTAAACTCAGCCATTCACCACCCTACTTACTTATATAGTTTAAAAGTCTCCACCC